CCGGAGCAGCTGTGAAGCCGGTGGTCCACAGCAAGCGCGCTCATGGGCCGGGCTACGTGCTCGCCCACTGTGGAGTGAAGCTCTGGCCTGGACGGCGGCCTCAGCCCACCGTTGACCCGGCCCGCGTCACGTGCACCAGCTGCATCAAGGTGCTGGCCAGGGACGTGGAGCGGGCGATCTCGCCCCGTGTGCACATGGTGCACCCGAGAGGCTTTCAGGGCGCCGGCACCGTTTCAGGCACCGGGCAGGTGTTCTGCGGGCGCATGCACGGCACGTGGCAGGTGGTCACGTCGTGGGAGCTGGTGACGTGCCCGCACTGCCTGTTTCGCGGGCGGCACGTGTGAGGACCGTGCACATGCGCACCGTGGCGTCGATCGCGTTCCCCGGCCGGCACCAGACGCGCTGCAACGCGGTCGTCTTCTCCATGCAGGTCACGAAGAACCCGGAGCTGGTCACGTGCCCCACCTGCATTGAAGCCCTGGCCGCCGACGTGGAGGCGGCGCTGCACAGAGGGCTCGTGCACCTGGAGACGCAGGGCGGCTCTTTTGGAAGGGGCGTTATTCCGACAGTGCTGTGCGGCGCGAACGTGGCGCTGCTCAACCGCCTCACGCAGTGCACTGCCTCCGCCACGTTGGTCACCTGCCCGCGATGCAGGGACAAGATGATCGGGCAGCTGATGCGGAACGTATGACCCAGCGCGTCCACCACCTTGTCGGCACGTACCGCTACGCCCGCATCGTGCGCGTGCACTGCGGCATGGAGGTGAGGCGCAATCGCGCCACGAAGCACACGGAGCGCGTGACGTGTGAGAACTGCATCGATCGCATCGCCCGTGAGGTGGAGGTAGCGCTCCACGGGCAAGCGGTTCACCTGGAGCTGCTACCGGAGCGGACGCACACGCTCTGCGGCGCCGTGGCCAGCGGGCTCGCGCTCACCGGCGCCGGCTCCCTGGTCACCTGTCAGTGGTGCCGGGACATCATGGTCGGCCGACCGCATACATGAACGCGACTACCGCCGACACTTGGCCACCCTGCCCAAGACGTGCTGCATGAGCCAGCGCGTTCACGGCCTCCTGCCCGGCATCTCCGGCCCCAGTCCGTGGGTGACGGCCTGTCGAAAGCAGGCTGCCATGCACCTCATCACCGGGGAGGACGGCGCCGGTAATGTGACGTGCAAGCTGTGCATTCGAGTGCTCGCGGAGGACCTGGAGCGCCAGCTGCGTGACGGCGCCAAGTACGTCATCAGCAAGCGCACGCGGCTGTACACCGCCGGCCCTGGCAGCGACGGGAAGGTGTACAGCTCACGCTTCGAGGCTGAGCGGGCAGCGGAGCGCGGCGGCGCGCGCAACCCAGTCGGGTACAGCGTGGAGGTCTTCCGGCCGCCGCCGTACAGGCCCGGCCCGTGAAGCCTGACATCCACTTCTACCGAGGGGACTACTACGGCAACGTGAAGTCCGTCGCGCTGTGCACCTGGATCGTGCTGCGCATCTACACCGCGGAGGACCCGAAGCTGGTGACGTGCAAGACCTGCCTGCTCAAGCTCGCTGAACAGGTGGAGGACGTGCTGCTCGGAAAGCTGTGCCAGATGTGTGACGGCTCCGGCATTCACCCCGCCGACGTTCGCAGTGCCGCCCACGGCATCAAGTGCGTGTGGTGCGACGGCAAAGGCAGGCTGCACCCGCCATGAAGCTCCGCGTCCACGCCCGGCACTGGCACCCGCTGATGATCGGCGCCCTCTGCGGCTCCAAGAAGGCGTGGCTCGGCGGCGTCGGGGACAGCGACATCGTCACCTGCAAGCGCTGCATCGCCCTGCTCGCTGAGGCGGTGGAGCAGAAGCTCGCGCCGCTCGTGCACCGCAGCAACGCCCTCGGGCAGGCCTACTGCACCCGCAGCGCCTTCAACGTGAACAGCACGCTCACCGACACCTGGGCGAAGACCACCTGCCCACGCTGCCTGAAGCAGCGCCCGGCCGTTGCTCGGATGCCGCCATGACGCGCCGCGTCCACATGCGCACGCCGGAGGAGCCCCGCACGCTGCTGTGCGGCGCTCAGGAGCGCTGGGATCGCCCCCGCGCCCGCACGTCCAACCCCGCAGAGGTCACGTGCGAGGTGTGCATTCACAGGCTGGCGGTGGAGACAGAGGACGCGCTCCTCGATCCCATCCTGCACATGGCGCTGTCCAGCGGGGACCCGTGGTGCGGCAGAGGCCGCGTCGGGGACGTGTATACCGTGCGGCACTGGGGCTCCGTCACGTGCCGGGACTGCCTGCTCCACGCGCCGGCTCTACCACAGCTCCGGTAGGTACGACCGAACACGACCCAACCCGCTGCACTTGGCCACCCGTACCCCGTTTGCAGGGAGTGTCGCGGCAAACTGACACGTGTACAGTTTCCAGCGACACTCGCGCCAAACCGCCAGCAGGCGCGTGAACCCCAGCACCCAGCTCCCGGAACCCCATCACCAGTGCAGCCCCGTGGAGCCTGAAGCGCGCCCTGGCGCCCTCATCCCAGCAGGCGGACCCGTAGGAACAACGAACCACCCACTGCATCCACACTGCTACTCACGCCATTCACTCTACTGTGCATGCCTTCCCGGCCCCCTTGCTCGAACCCCTTCAGCGAGTGTAGTGTTTACCGGCACATGCCCGCTCACAACCTGACACTCGAAGAACACGCCCAACTGGTAGAGGGCTTCCGCAAGGCCCCGGGCAACGCGAGTGCCGCTGCAAGGCATGCCGGCGTCGGCCGAGACACCGCGGCGAGGTACTGGCGGAAGGGAGCGGCCGGTTGCCCGGACATTCGCGCCAAACCCATCGAGACGATCATCGCTGAGGAGCAGGAGCTGGCTCGTGCGCGTCTCCTGGAGCTGGAGAAGGAGACCGTACGCCTCGCCCAGGAGCTTGAGGCGAAGCGGCGAATGGAGGTGAGCGCCGCCGCGCAGAAGGACGCCACAGACGCGCGGGTCGCTGAAGGGCAAATCGTGCGCATGGCCCGCGGAGCGGCAACCGCACTGCTGGCCAACCTCACCACCATCGCCAAGGGCTCCGCAAAGATCGGCCAGAAGGTCGGCCGTCAGCTGGAGACCATGGCGAACAACCCAGCGGACCTGAAACATGGGGAGCTGGTAGACATGGTGCGCATCGTGGGCACGCTCACGACAGCCCTGCGTCAGGCGAACGACGCTGCGAAGCAGGCGATGGAGATGGAGCGTCTCCTGCTGGGGGAGCCCTCCGCCTTTGTGCAGCACAACCATCACCTCGTGGACGTGTCAGTGGACGAAGCAGAGCGCCGTCTACAGGCAGGCCTGCGGGCGATGGAACGGGCCAAGTCCCTTGGTCTCGTGGTGGATGGAAAGATCCTCCCACACCACGCTGCCCTCTCCGCAGGCGCCCCCGCTTCGCAGCAGACGATCACCCTGGAGAAGGGCACGGACGCTCAGCCGATGGAGCCCGCGCCCGCGAAGGCGTGACCCCTCGGGGGAGACCCCAAAAACAGGTGGGAGGGGGTGAGATGGAGTGACCTCACCCTCGCTATGAGTGTGCTCCCGAGCCGCACGCTCCCCGCGAATGCATCTTGCGTCACCACCGTCTACCGCGCGCGCTTCAGACGCGCTCTCCAGTGACCGCTGTGCACCTACACATCTCTAAAAAATTTCCGCAGCTTTCTAAGGGGCCACCCGCGCGCCGCTTCTGCCCAAGACGGGCCACGTGACGGTGCACAAGGCAGCTCGCTACGGCGGTCACTGGGGTCTCTGCGGAGCGCGGCTCCTCTACGGCGACACGTTTGGGGAGGTGCCCACCTGCCACGGGTGCACGACGCTGCTTGCGATGGAGGTGGAGGCTGTGGTGACACATCAGCCGGAGATTGGCCCGGCCTGCATGATGCTCAACTGCAAGCTCGGCCCGCACCCCCACAGGGCTCACGCCGGCAGCCAGCGCCTCGGGGACCTGGAGCTGCCGATCGTGGAGCCGACGCTGTGAGCACGGCCCACAAGCTGACTGCCACGGGCGTTGCCCTCTGCGGCCGGCGCTTCCTCTGGCCCTGGGACACCCTGCACCCGGACAGCGCACAGGTCACGTGCGCCCGCTGCGTGACGGTACTGGCGGCGGAGGTGGCGTTCGTGCTCTCCAACCCCGGCGTGAAGCCTGCGGCGGACGGCTCCATGACCTGCCCGGACTGCAACGGGCGCGGCGACGTGTACGTGCCGATGATCTACGTGGACTGCGCGCGCTGCTCCGGCACTGGGAAGGTGCCCGTCACCCTGGCCCCATGAGCGATCCCTTTCTACTTCACGGCCTCGCGTGGAAGGTGGGCACCTCCCGCGGCACGTACTGCGGGCTCTCCCACGACAGCCCGGCAATGCTGAGCCTCCAGGGCAAGCTGACGCCGGAGGGCCACTCGGTGTACGCGCCGTTCTCCGCCACGATGGACAGCGCCCGCGTCACCTGCCCGGCCTGCATCGAGAAGCTGGCCAAGGCGACGGAGCACGCGGTCGCCGGAAAGCTGGGCGCGCCGTGAGCGCCGGCATCAAGATCCTCTCCGCCGCAGTGGTCCACTACCCGGCTCAGCATGATGTGCCGCGGGGCGGGCACGTCGCGCTGTGCAACACGTGGCTCGGCTTCCCGGCGGCGATCACGGACTGGCTCAACCACGACCCGGCGCTGGTGACGTGTGAGCTGTGCATCGAGAAGCTGGCGCGTCAGGTGGAGGCGGCGGTCTACAAGCCGGTGGCCCGGCACGTGGTGCGCGCGCGGTACGTGCAGCCGGACGGCATCGGCTACCTCACCGATCGCGGCGCCGTCTCCCACAACATCCGGCACGCGGCGCGCTTCTTCTCACAGGCTGACGCCTGGACGTTCCTGAACGCCAGCACGCTGAAGGGCCACGACGAGCAGGGCGACTACCTGTGGGTGGAGGAGCTGCCGGAATGAACCGCTGCCCGCATCACGATCGCAAGGTGCTCACCCTTCCCGGCGTCTGGCCGCGCGTGCGGTGGTGCCGGGACTGCGGCGCCACCATGATGGAAACCGGCCGCGCAGGTCAGCGGCCGACGTGGTGCTCCCCGCGCGCGCACCGAGCGGACCCGGCGCGCGCCCTGCTCAAACAGGTGGAGCACGTTGCGCCGCGCGGCATGCAGGTGATGCGGGAGTGTCCGTTCTGCGGCGCGTACGAGGGTGAGCCGCATCGCGCTGACTGCAAGGCCTTCACCCCGGCGGGCGCGCTCCGGTGAAGATCGCCTGGAAGTACGACGTGGCGTACCTGTACGGCGCCACCGGTCAGCTCCTGGCGAAAGGGCACGTGGAGCTGATCGCCGGCTCCTACCGAGAAGGCCGCCGTCCGTACGCGGAGCCTCTATATCGCTGGAAGGTGTGGCGCGTAGAGGCCGACTCGTGGAAGACGCCGGACCCGATGACGGGGTTCTGCCCGGAGCACTTCGTGTGGCGCATGGTGGAGGAGCAGATGATCTTCGTTGCGAAGGAGCGGCTGGCGGAGGAGACCGAGGCCGCGCTCTTGCGCGCGGCGGCGGAGCCGGGCTAGAAACGCCGACACCATGGGCAACTGGAACATCAGCATTCGCGGCGTGGGCGTGCACCACAACCAGGACCTCGCGGCGGACGCCGATCGGATGGCCCGGCGCTTCGTGAAGGAGCTGCTGGACGCCGGCCACACCGTGGTGTCGGCTGAGATCACCTACGGCGGCGCGGAGGCGCTGACGGGCGATCAGTCCGGCTCCCTGCACTTCGACCCGGCCAAGAAGGACGACAAGGGCAACGACCAGCTCCCGCCGCCCGCCCCGCCGCCGGTCATCATCCCGGACCCGCCCGCGCCGCCGGCTCCCGCGGCCGACGCGGTCCCGGACCCCAAGCCCACCGTCTAACCCACACCTGCCCACATGGTGGGCGGTTGCACAGCTTGCACAGGCCGCACAGGGTGGCTACTGTTGAGGCATGAACAAGCTCCTGGCAGTGGCGACGTGTCTCCTGGCTGGCTGTGGTGAGTACGTGGCAACGCTGGACCCGGACGCCGGTGAGGACCCCGGCACCGGCGGGGGCTCAGCGACCGCCCTGGCCCGTCCCAGCATTCAAGTCCGCTTCGTGGAGGGGCAGGTCACCCCCGACGCGGGCGCGCCGGTGGTGGACGCCGGCCAGCCGGAGCAAGACGCGGGGCAGGTGGAGGACTCCGGCACACCTGTCACGGATGCCGGGCCGGTGGACGCGGGCAGCGACGCCGGCAGTCCCCCGCCCGTGGACGCGGGAACGCCGGACGCCGGGCTCCCCACCACGTGCGGCAACGAAGGTCAGGAGTGCTGCCCCGGCAACACGTGCAACTACGCCGGGGTCAACTGCTACAACGATCGCGACTCCCACGTGACGATCTGCGCCACGTCCGACGTGCCCGCGCAATACTGCGTCTCCGGCATGGCGTGTTGCCGCACGGAGTACACCAGCAACGTGAACAAGGACTGCATCGCGCCGGCACAGCCCAGCGCGCCCGGCACCGTGTGCACGTGCAGCTGATCCACGCGCAGGCCTTCTACGCCGATGAGGACCTGAAGGGCCGGAGCATGTGCGCTCAGCTCCTGAGCGATCGTTCGCTGAAGGGCCACCTGCCGGCCCTGAAGAAAGTCCCAGGCCCGCTCCCGCGTGAGCAGCTGACGCATGACAGCGCCCGCGTGACGTGCCCGGACTGCATCGACGCGCTGGCGGCGCTGCTGGACATCAAGGCGCGCCTCCGTGCAAGACGTGGGCATGCCGCCGGCTAAGGCCCCCACCTGTCCGAAGTGCCGTCACAAGCTCTCCAACCACCAGCTGACGCCGCTCCAGCGCGCCGTCATCGGCTCGCGGGCGATGCCGCCGACCACCGTGCTGGCGTGCGTGTGCCTCTCGTCGCGCACGTCCAAGCCGTGCCGGTGCAGGCTGACGGTGGAGGAGGGGGAGAAGGCTGTGCTCGCGCACCTGGAGCGTGGCAAGATGGGAGCTGCGTGAAGGCAAGGGACCTGAAGCGGCTCTCGCTGGTGCGGCTGGACGGCATGGAGGTTGAGGTTCTCGCCGTGGACCCGATCCAGGAGACCGACAGCGTTCGCGTGACGTACCGCCACGGCCCGGCGCACAGCCTCTACCCGCTGGAGTTCGCCCGAGACGTGCCCGGTGACACGGAGCTGTCCGAGGTGTCCTACAAATTCCCGGAGCGGTGATGCTCTTGTTCGGAGTGCTCGGCGGCTGGCTGCTCGGAGCCGTCTGCGTCGTAGGCATCTGGGCGTGGTGGAGCGGGCGCGCAAGACGGTGAACATGGCCGACCCCGCGCCCATCCAGCTGACCGCCCCGGTGCAGTTCACGTTTCACCTGAAGTGCATTCGTTGCAACGCGGTGCTGGCGCAGGGCGCGCTCTCCGGCTTGCAGCTGAAGTCCAGCCCGCTGGACAACATCATGCAGCTGGTGAACACGGTGCTCACGGAGCACCTGGAGACGTGCAAATGAAGATGAAAGTGACGACGTGGGCTGCGGTGGACCAGTGCTTCGATGAGCCGCTATTGGAGGCGGAGCCACCAGAGTACGACACCCGTGAAGAAGCGACGGACGCGGCGAAGGAATCCGCTGATGAGGTAGGCGGAGCGTTCTTCGTGGTGCGCATTACACGTGAGGTGGTGGGCTCGCGCACGAGCCGGCGCCGCAAATGAGTGATTGGGATGAGCCGGACACGATGGCGATGATGCGCAAGGTCGATGCTGCCTTCAGCACTTTGAAAGCAGCGGAGCGCCGTCTTGGCCGCGTGCGAAAGCCGGAGGCGAAGGCGGCTGCTCGGTTGGCCTATGAGGAGGCCGATGACGCCTACCGGCGCGTGTGCAACGAGCGCGACGAGTTTGCAGCTATCCGTCGTGCTCAGCGCACCCAGGGGCGCATCGCTCCCATCAAGGTCACGGGCAAACTCTTCCCACGGACTGCGCGAGGTGACGAATGAAGATCAAGCTCAACGACGCCCAGATGCGTGTGCTCTCCCTGCTGGCGGAGCGCGGGCCGATGACCACCAGCCGGACGACCCACCACGATCAGGTGAGCGGCTCGTGCGCCACGTCGTTGGTGGACCGCCACCTCGCGAAGGTGGTCTGGACCGGAGAGCCACGCACCTACCACGTCGAGATCACGCATCTGGGTCGGGAGGCCCTTGCAGCGTATGAACCACCACACCAAGGCACAAATCGCCGTGCGTCGCGAGCTGGCGGACATGGCCGCGCAGTGGATCAAGCAACGCGAGCGGGTGAGCAGCCCGTGGACCCGGCCGGCGGAGCTGGAGGCGATGCGGAAGCTGGAGGAGGAGCTGCGCACGCAGGCCTCGAATCTGGAGACGGCGGAGCCGAACCCACGCAACCGCTCCCTCCGCGCGCGCAGTGAACGCATGAAGGATCTCATCGGCCGGAAGGTGCGGCTCCTGCGGACGATTCGCACGCGCGGCGGTCGCGACTTCCCCGCCGGCACGGTGATGACGATCGAGGGCCACTGGCGCGGCGAGGTGCACCTGTCGAGCGGCATGTGGTACCCGGCTGACGGCGGCGCGCCCTTTCCTCACACGGAGGAGGAGGAGCACAAGAAGCGCGGCAACCCCGGGGGCACCTCCGGCTACGTGCGCCGCGTCGCGATGGACGGGCTGGAGCTGCTCCCGAAAGATGGAGCCTAAGCCGAACGTCCGTGGCTGGGTGCACTACGCCGCAGAAAGCGAGCGTCCATGGGCTCGCATGTGGACCACGAAGGACGGCAAGCGCCGTATCGAGACGGTGAAGCTGTACGGCGAGTCGCAGGAGTCTTTCCCCTCCGAGTGCGGTGTGCTGGTGCGCGTCACACACGTCACGCTCGCAGCGGAGGAGGTCACCTGTCCGCGCTGTCAAGAGAAGCTCTCCGGTGAAGTGGAGCGAGTGCTACTTGCTCATGGTGCAAAGGTCGGGCAAAGCTCACAACGGTGAGCACCTCGCCGGCCACAGCGATCCAGCCCGTCAACGCCGTCACGCTGGAGGCGGTGCAGACGCTGGACGCGCAGATGGTGCAGGTGGCGCGGCACGACCCCGACACCTTCATGGAGTACGTGCTCCGTGATGAGGCCACCGGGCAGGCCATCACGCAGAGCAGCGTGCAGTCGGCGTGGCACAGGCTCGCCGCGGAGCACGATCGCCTCGTGGTGTGGAGTCACATCGAGTCAGGCAAGAGCAGCCAGCTGACGGTCGGCCGGACGCTGTGGGTGCTAGGGAATCACCCGAACGCGCGTATCTGCATCGTGTCCAACACGCACGAGCAGTCCGGCAAGCTGGTGCGCACGATCTCGAAGTACATCGAGAACAGCTCGGAGCTGAAGCGCGTCTTCCCCAAGCTCGCCCGCGATCCGAAGTCGCCGTGGACGGGCCATCAGCTGTTCATCCAGCGCTCCACCACCGCGAAGGACCCCAGCGTCACGGCGACGGGCGTGCACGGCAACGTGCTCGGCTCCCGCTACGACTACCTGATCCTCGATGACGTGCTCGACTATGAGAACACGCGCACGCAGGCGCTTCGTGATGACCTGTGGAACTGGTACCACGCCACGCTCTCCGGCCGCCTCACCACCAACGCGCGCGTCATCGTCGTCGGCACGGCGTACCACCCGGACGACTTCCTTCATAAGCTGGCGCGCTCCGCCGGCTGGAAGGCGTTCAGGTTCCCGGCGCTGTTCGACGACGGCTCTCCGCGCTGGCCTGACCGCTGGCCGCCGCACCGCCTCCAGAAGAAGCGCGAGGAGCTGGGGCCGCTGGAGTTCGCGCGGCAGATGATGTGCGTCGCGCGCGACGACGCCGAGAGCCGCTTCAAGAAGGAGTGGATCGACCGCTGCATCCGGCGCGGAGCGGGCAAGTTCCTCTGCCGCGCGCTGGCCGTGCTACCGCCCGGCATCAAAACGTACACGGGCGTGGACCTCGCGGTTCAGCGCCACAGCGCCGCGGACAGCACGTGCCTCTTCACGATCGCCGTGCACCCGAACGGAGACCGTGAGGTGCTCAACATCGAGGCCGGGAAGTGGACCGGCCCGGAGATCGTCGGCCGGCTACATGACAACCACCGGCGCTTCTTCTCCATCATCCGCGTGGAGAACAACGCCGCGCAGGACTTCATCCTCCAGTGGGCGAAGCAGGTCGGAAACATCCCCATCGTCCCGCACACGACCGGGCGCAACAAAGCGAACCCGGAGTTCGGCGTGGAGTCGATCGCCACCGAGATGGCGAACGGGAAGTGGATCATCCCCTCCGGCGACGGCGCGCTGCACCCCGAGGTGATGAGCTGGGTGACCGAGATGCTGTACTACGACCCCATGGGTCACACCGGTGACCGGCTCATGGCCAGCTGGTTCGCGCGGGAGCAGGCGCGCGTCGGCGCGCTTCGTGTGGAGCGGACCTTTATTGACGTGACCAGCCGATAGGGTGCATAAGGAGGCTGCTAACCGCCTCCAGGAGCCACAATGCCCCCGAATGAAGACGCGCTGCACAAGGCTGTGACCCACCACACCGCGATCGTCGCCGCGGGTGCGAACCCGAACGGCATCGACGCGAAGATCGAGGTGGGCACCCCACACGTCGAGATGGCGCCGCCGGGTGAGAAGGCTCCCGCCGCCCCCGCGCCGGTGCGCGCCACCGCGGAGATCGCCGCCAAGGCGATCGAGCTGGCGCAGGCTGCGAGCGAGCGCAGGACCCTGCGCGTGATGCTCGCGGGGCAGGCCATCACCGGCCTCGTCCACCACAGCGGCTTCAGCGTCTCCCCCGAGAAGGTGGCCCAGCACGCGCAGCTCATCGCGGACGCCACGCTCGCGCAGCTGGAGCGCACGAAGTGAGCGGAGAGTCAGAGGTGGTCGAGGGTGAGGTCGTGGAGCACGGGCTCACCGTTCGAGGTCGGTTCGAGAACGGTCAGCCGGACGTGGCCACCCAGGTCGCCGACGCCGCGGCGAAGCTGGAGCTGAAGTGGATGCAGGAGAAGGAGGAGCGGGCGAAGTGGAAGGCGGAGGACCACCGCGCCTTCTTCTACGCCGGGCTCGTCGGCCGCATGGCCGCCGCCTGCCTCGCGGAGGGAGCGGCCGGCGTGCGCCCCACGCCGAAGCACGTGGCGGAGCTGGCGGCCAACTACGCCGACGCCATCATGCTGGAGATCGACACCCGACAGGCCAAGCGCGACGCGGAATCGAAGGCTCGCGCGGCCGCGGCGGAGAAGGTGGCTCCGGCGCCATGACCTGGAACCAGCTGGTGAAGGGCCATGCCTCGGCCGGCATCCTGCCGAGGTTCAGGCCGCACGCGGTTCGCCGCGTGGTGCCGAAGAAGACTGCGGAGGCGATGCTCCGCGCCACGTTCAACGTCATCGCCGAGAAGGCGCTGCATGGAGAGCGAGTCGTCATCCCCGGCTTCGGCGTGTTCTACAAGCGCACGCGGAAGTCCCGCCGTATCAGGAACCCACAGACCCTGGAGCTGATGCAGCTGCCGCGCACCGTCTCCATCGGTTTCCGAACCAGCAAGGCGATCTCACGATGAAGCGATCCATCATCATCTGGCCCGACTCGATCCTCCGCCGCGTGTGCGAGCCCATCCCCAAGGTGGACGACGACATCAAGCGGCTGCTCGCCGACATGGAGGAGACGATGCTGGCGGTCGGCGGTGCTGGCCTCTCCGCCCCACAGGTGGGCTTCGCGCTCCGCGCCGTGGTCATCGTCGCGGAGAAGTTGGCCGCTCCGATGCCCGACTCGCCGGTGACGGCGACGGACAGGGTCGTGCTCAAGCTCATCAACCCCGTCATCGTGAAGCGCAGCGACAAGCTGGTGAAGGCGCGGGAGGGTTGCCTCTCGCTCCCCGGCTACTTCGATGCCACGGAGCGCGCGGAGAGCGTGACCGTGGAGGCGCTGGACGAGAACGGCCAGAAAGTCGAGATCGAGGGAGACGGCAAGCTCGCCGTCGCGCTTCAGCACGAGCTGGACCACCTGGACGGCAAGGTGTTCGTGGACCAGCTCTCCCAGCTGAAGCGAGATCGGGTCCAGCGGAAGTTCTCGAAAGCGAAGAGGCGCGGTATGAAGTACGTTTTCGAGGGACCGCCGCCCCAGGACTTTGCGGCACCACACTGAGGTGACGCACCATGGCTCCCCCTGCACAGCCGACCTTGATTGGGCGGCTCTTGAACACCCTCGCCGGTAAGGCCGGCGGTCGCGACGCTGGCTCGGAGCCGGGCGACCGCATGGCCCGGCTGGGCATGAGCGAGCGCACCCAGGCGCTCAACCGGTTCTGGAGCTGGTATCGCGGCGAGCAGTACGGCGCGCGCACGCTCGACTGGAACGGTCGCCAGTACATGAGCCCGATGGCGATCGAGGCCGTGAGCAGCCGCGGCTTCATCCCACCGGGCTTCGTGGACGCCGGGCAGCAGAACACGCCGCTGAAGTTCCGCAGGCCGACCGCGCCGTACGGGCTCTGCCGCGTCATCGTCGATCGCTTCACCGGCCTGCTGTTCAGCGAGGGCCAGCACCCGGAAGTGCACGTCGAGGGCGACCCGAACACCGAGGCGTTCTTGCGCGCGGTGGTGGACGCCTCCCGGCTCTGGCAGCAGATGCTCCTCGCGCGCGCGTACGGCGGTGGCACGGGCAGCGTCGCGGTCGGCTTCCAGTTCGTGGACGGCAAGCCCGTCATCGAAGTGCACGACCCGCGCTGGTGCGAGCCGGAGTTTGTGGAGCGCAGCAACTTCACGCTGAAGTCGATCGAGAAGCGCTACCAGTTCTCCCAGGAGGAGCGCGATCCACAGACGGGGAAGTTCGAGACCGTCTGGTACTGGTACCGCCGCATCATTGACGCGCAGGCTGACACCGTGTTCGTGCCGGCGCCGGTGGGGAACGGCGACGAGCCGGACTGGCAGGTGCAGGCGTCGGTGGAGCACAACCTCGGCTTCTGCCCGGTGGTCTGGGTGCAGAACATCCCCGTGCAGGATGAGGTGGACGGCGACCCCGACTGCTCCGGCGCCTACGACATGATGGAGGCGATCGATCAGCTGCTCGCGCAGGCGCACAAGTCGGTGCTCGCCAACTGCGACCCGACGCTGGTCATCCAGACCGACAGTGAGATGCCGCCGGAGATCCAGAAGGGCTCCGGCAACGCCATCAAGGTCCCGAAGGGCGAGGCCAAGTACCTCGAAATGACCGCCAGCGGCAGCAAGGCGGCCATGGAAATCGTGGAGCAGCTGCGCGACTGCGTGCTGGAAATGGCCCAGTGCGTGCTGGGCAACCCGGACGTGCAGCACAACCGCACGGCCACGGAGGTGGACCGCAACCTCGCCGCCATGCTGGCCAAGGCGGACGTGATGCGGGAGCAGTACGGCACGCGGTGCGTGAAGCCGCTGCTGGAAATGATCTACAAAGCGGCGGAGCAGTTGAACACTCCGCGCGCGCAGGCCATCCCGCAACAGGAGCAGCCCGCTCCGCCGCCGGAGCAGCAACAGCAGGGCCTGGAACCTCAGCAGGCCGGCGCCGCGGGCGGCGCGGACGGTGCAGGCGGCGCACCCCCGCCGGCTCCGGGCGGGGAAGTCTCGCCCGTGCAGACGCCGGCACAGCAGCTCGTGCGCGCGAAGCTGTCCCTCCCGCCGAAGACCACCTTCGACCCCGAGAGCGGTCAGCACGTGCAGTCGGAGCACGAGCTGGGCACGGGTGGCACGGTCACGCTGCGCTGGCCCGGCTACTTCAAGCCGTCGCTCCAGGACGTGCTCACGGCGGCTCAGGCGGTGGTCGCGGTGAAGACCGCCGGCCTCATCGACGCGGCGACTGCGGCGAAGTTCCTCGCGCCGTACTTCGACGTGGAGGACCCGGCGAAGATGCTGGCCAACGCGCAGAAGGAATTCGACGCCGACCAGCAGAAGCTCATGGCCGGCTCGCTGTCCACGCCCGGCTCTGCGTTCCCAGGGGGTCACTGATGCGCTGGCTCGCGGTGCTGCCCATGCTGCTCATGCGCGCGCCGGAGCCGCCGCCCCGGCCGCAGACGCTGGAGGAGCTGGAGCACCTCGAAGCCCAAGTTGAGGTGCTGGAGCAACGCCTGGAAGCACGCATCGCGGAGCACGGCCGCATCTTGGCGCGCCTTCGCCGCGAGGCTGGCATCATCGAGAATTCCAACAGGGAGTGAACGTGGCTGACGACGACACGACGAAGAAGCCAGAGGTGATTCACGTCGAGAAGTTCGACAAGGGCCGGAGCACGCCGGACGAGATGCACCGGAAGCTCTCCTACGGCGGCAAGCGCTGCGCCGGCTGCGGCAGCAACAAGCCGGCGATCCGCATTCGCGTGCTCATGACCGCGGCGGACCTGATGAAGGAGAACGCGGAGCTGGCCGGCGTCATCATGGCGATGAACCGGGAGAACCCGGGTCGCCTGCCGACCATCGAGACGAAGTACGGCGGCATGGTGCTCGTCTCCGACTGCGTGTTCTGCGACATCTGCAAGACGGGCGCGGAGCGCGCGGCCGCGCACCCGCCGCGGTACGCGAAGGACAAAGTGATCGTCGAGATCGACCGCATGGGCCTCTCCGCCACCCACCGCCCGGTGGTTCAGAGCCGAGGCATTGGGTGAGCCCCGCGCGCCGATGCGCGCGCTGCGGACTCGTGACGGAGGACCTTGCCGGCGACCCGCCGACATGCCCGGACCCGCAGCGATGCGAGAACGTGAAGGCTGGCCGCTCGCTCGGCGGTAAGAGCTGGGGACCGATCAAGAAGTACGACGTGGACGACTTCCCAGAGCCGCCCCCGCCGAACTACCAGGGGGAGAAACCACCCCCGCGGGAGACAGACGATGGCGCGCCGAGTCCCAGAAGCATTCAGCCGAACGGTGAACATCCACCGAGCACGTCTGGAGACCCTGCTCGATAAGCACGCCGTGGGGAAGCTGAAGGGCCTCTACGACGACGCCCAGAGCGCTCTCACCCGGCGCCTCGCCTCCGCGGTGAAGGCAAAGTCCGGCGACAAGTTCACCGCGTTCCAGCAGCGCGTCATGCTCGCCCAGCTCCGCCAGGGGCAGAAGGTGATCGCCGGGCGCATGGCCGGCGCTATGCGGCCCCTGAGCAAGCAAGCCCAGGAGTCGGCCCTCAACGGGCTGGTCACCGATGTCGCGCGCCTCAGCACCACGTTCACGGGCGCGGAGGTGGTGCTGCCGATCGACGAGGCGGCCCGGCTCGCCGAGGTGGTGGACAAGCGCAACAGCTCCCTCCTGAAGATGCACACCGCCAGCATG